TGCTGAGATTGGAAAAGAGCTCACCAGGCCTTGGGTCACTGATCCGGAAGAAATTGTTACCCCGGAATAGCTCAAACTGGGGGAGACTTTCGAGGACGATTTCTGCGCCATCGCGTGCATCGGAACCGGATACGCTTCCCGTAAAAGCATAAACGTGAATACCCTTGCTTCCAGAATATGCAGCTGCAACCGGCACACCCAGCAGCTTCTCCACCGACTGCACAAGAAGATGCGCACATGACCGAAGTTCGAGCTTGAGCCAGGCTCGTCCAAAGGCGTTCTTTCGATCCGTCCAGGCGTCGCGAGGATTGTCCTCAACAAAGTCGGTAAAGTCAGCACCAGTGGGTAGCCATCCCACCGGGTTCTTGTCTGTCCGTTGCTCGATGTCGACATCAAAAGCGATGAGCTTACAGGTGTCGTCCTTGGCAAGCATGTAATGGCCGAGGGTGGTCGTTCCAGCGAGATGATCGGCGAGGTCCGACCGGCCCCAAGGTGAATTGACGGGCCGGTAATTCCCGTCAGATGTCTGGACAGCTTTTACATCCTTTCTTGAGATAAAGCGCTTGGCAATGAGGTTCTCTAGTTCCTTCGACAAGTCGATTCTCCTCTTCCAAATACAGTCGGCCAGTGTGAAGACAGAGATGACCCCGTGTCGGTTAACCATACACCCCCGTTTTCATGATCATCAAGCCAGTGACTAGGCAGGATAGTTATCGGCGTGGTAAGGTGCCCCCCTTCATTTTGGGGCACCTGGTCGGCCACGCTTGGCGTTACTGCCTATAGGCATTACTGTAGGCAGGCATGACCGAGACAGAGGTTTGGTTCAGGAATCCGCACAACTACGTCAAGGAGCTCGTCGAAGCTCGTCAGGGCAATGTCGCTTGGGATCGCGGCATGGTTCAGAAGAGAAACATCGATATTGTGGCTCATGCTGGCCTGTATTTTGGCCAGACCATTCCATACAGAATTCTTCTCATCGGCCCGCAGGGAACTGCAGAGCTCGGCTACAAGCGAAATGTCGACAAGCCCATTGCTGTATATCCAACCTGGTCGTTCGGCGAGTCGCAGAGCCTTCTGGAGGAGATCATTCAGCGTCCCGTCGGCGAGGACGAAGACATCTGCAACGACATGTCTGTGCCTGCAGATCAAAGGCCGGTTTTTGGCCAGGAGCACCGTGTCGTTATTACTGACATTCCAGATGCCAGTCGCTTGGGCGGGAGAGCGTTCTACAGGTACCTGAAGCAGGTTCAGGAAGACTACCCAAATCTTATTCTTCATCTGCACGGCTCCTACTCCTACAACATGATGTTCGGCATGGGCTACAGGTCAGCTGATTACGATCCACGTACGACAGCTTCAAAAGGAAACATTCAGCTCCCGTCGGGACAGGTAGTCAAGTACGAACAGGCCGCCAGTAAGCCAAAGTGGTTCACGATCACGGGCTTTCTTCCAGTCGACATGGCTGTTCCGAGCAAGCGATGTGTCTACAACATCAAATCAGCAGTCTGGGCCGGGAAAAATTTCCACAGATTGCACAATTTCCCAGTACAGAAGACCAAGGATGTTGACACCGAGTCCTCCGACGGTGCGTACCAGCCTCGTACGGTCAAGAAGCCACTTACTCCGAGTCAGAAAAAGGCTCAGGGTGATATGATCACCTGCAATACCTGTTCTATGGCCGACAAATGCAAGTACGAGCGTGCGGATTCAGTCTGCACAGTACCGGGAGCAGACATGACTGACCTCAGTAAGTACTTCAGGACCCGCGACAGCCAGTCGATCATGGACGGTCTGAGTGAACTGATGTCGATGAATGCGGATCGGCTGGTGGCCGGGGTAGATTCCGAGGCTGACATGGGCGAGCTCGACCCTGAAGTCACAAAGATCATGGGGCAGATCTTCGATCAGGGTGTGAAGCTTGCCAAGCTCGTCGACCCGAGCCTGCGCGGAGCGAAGGTTGCCGTCAACGTGCTTCAGCAGGGCGGCGGAACGACACAGATCAGTGCATCAAACCCCAAAGAGTTGCTTGCAGGTGCTATCCGGGAGCTCGAGCGGCAGGGTATCAAGCGAGAAGACATTACTTCGAAGATGATCGAGGGTATGCTCTCCGGAATGACTAACCCTGACCAGCGCGACAGGGCTATCGAGGGCACCATCATCGCAGAGGACTTGTAATGGATGCGAAGGCGATCGCCAGAGAGCTTGCCTGGCTCAAAAAGAATCCTCACTTCGAGCAGCGACCGGCCACGATTGATGAGTTTCTTGGACCTGGATACCTGGACATCTATTCCAAGGTGCGCCCGGGTCTTATTGAGGGCTTGAAGGAGATCTTTGGTGATGAAGTTCAGTCGAAGCGGATCGCTAAGTACGAGCGTGCCATGTTTACTGGTGCGATTGGTATTGGAAAGACTACTTTCGCTTCTATCGCACTCCCCTATATGGTTCACTGGGTGCTCTGTCTGCGCGACCCCCAGGACTACTACGAACTCCTTCCTGGATCTCGTATTGCCTTCATGCAGATGTCAACTTCCGAGAAACAGGCCAGCGATGTCGTCTTCGGAGATATCAAAGCTCGAATTGAACACTCTCCCTGGTTCGTGAACAACTACCCGTACAACCCGAAATTCTCTAAGCAGCTGAAGTTCCCGAAGGACATTTGGATTCTTCCCGGCGACAGCATGGAGACCACTTTCGAGGGTTACAACATTCTTGCTGGCATCTTGGACGAGATGGACTCGCACAAGACGACTGTCGACAAGGATTACGCGGAGATCGGTTACGACACGATCCATTCTCGTATTGCGTCGCGGTTCATCGACGAGAAGTCGTCTGGTCACAAGGGCCTATTCATGGCTATTGGCCAGATGAAGAAGGCAACAGGATTTGCCGCCAAGAAGTACAAGGAAATGAAGAACGACCCGATGGCTCACGTCATCAGGATGCCAATCTGGGAATCGCTCGGCTGGCACAGGTTCCTCAACCCAGATGGCACTCGCAACAGCTTCTGGTATGACTCGCGGCGCAAGGAGATGATCCCGACAGGCGTGGCCGGGGTCATCAAGAACGAGTGGATGATCGAGATCCCCTGTGCGTACGAGGCCAACTTCCGAACCAACCCAGAGAAGGCACTCCGTGACCTTGCAGGTATCCCACCAAACGCTGAAGACCCATTTATTAGCCTCGTTGACCGTGTCGACGAAGCAAGAGATCGATGGATTGCTCGCCACGGCAATCAGTCGCCTGTTCGAGACAATTCCAGCAGAGCAATACTTGAACCTTGGTTCAAGGGGGACGGTGATCCTAGAAAACGTGCTGTTCACGTCGACCTTGCATACTCGTCCAATGGGGATGCTCTTGGTTTTGCGATGGGCCATGTTGAAGAGATGGTCGAAATTGAGGGGGAAAGAAAGCCCTACATCGTATTCGACTGCTTGGTACGAATCAAGGCGCTACCAGGAACTGAGATTCTCCTGTCGGAAGTTAGACAGCTGATTTATCACCTCAAGGACGACCGGCACTTCAGAATTAAGCACGTTACTTACGATGGATTCGAGAGTACGGACACGATTCAGCAGCTGCGAAAGAAACACTACTTTGCCGACAAGGTCTCTGTCGACAAGAGTACGCTGCCGTACGAAGACTTGCGTGAGGCTATCTACGAGCGGCGAATCGAGTTTCCGCCGTACATGACCTACCTCAGCAAGGCGTCTACGGAACGAGTCGAGATTGCAGTTCAGGAGCTACTAGCGCTCACAGACACCGGCAAGAAGATTGATCACCCAGTGGATGGGTCCAAGGATGTGACGGACGCTATGGCCGGAGTGGTATACACCCTAATGGGTAACAGAGAATACCGAAAAGGGGTCACATCTATTAGAAGTAGAGAGCTGAGTGACGATCCTACCGATTTAGCCTCGATGTTTTCGGCACCTGCCGAGGATGTTATGGCAGGCTCGACTACGCTTCCTCCGATGGCGGGAGCTGACATGCAACTGTTTGTCCCAGACAGATTGCGAGCGAAAAAGTAACCCCCGCTGTACTTGTGAATCCGCAGGGTATAGCTTCTAGCTGCCATCGACTCGCGCGCGTAGAGGCTCGCTCGAGTGCTGGTCAATCACCGGAGGATTCAAGTGGGACTTGTAGACCAGCACGGTCGTCCGCTAGTCAGCGATCAGTACAAAAAGGCCAAGCCGCCGCCTACAGGCGAGGCATTCGGTCAATGGGCAGGTCGGGATCTGACTTATGCGACTCTCCCCGGTGGTGGAGTCGTACAGTTCGACCTCAGCAAGTTAACGCTGACTGACTTTCGGGCGATGCGAGATCATTACCAGGTCAACGCCTCGCTTTCGGTGCTGTCGTTCATGCAGCACCAGAGTGAATGGCATATCGAGTGCGAAGACAAAAAGATCCAGGAGTTCTGCGAGGAAAACCTCAAGGAGATGTGGACTCCGCTCTGCAAGAGCCTCGGCACGGCTAACTGGGCTGGATTCACGCCGAACGTTCTGCAGTGGGAGAA